AGGCCCGGCGTTCCGTCATCCATCGGGCGGCAAGCGCCCACGCCGGGCAGGCCAAGCAGATTGTTGATGAGCGCGGCCGAGGCCGCATCCATCACGCTGGCCGCACTGGTCGCCCCGGTGGCGAGCACATGGGTGATCAGCTCGACCTGATAGCGCACGTCGTAACTGCACCCGCTGATCTCCTCCCGGGTCACGCCCGCCGGCCGAATCCCCAGCGACGGAACGCCCACACAGGCAGGCCTGTAGCCGGCTTCAGGGGCGAGGTAGCAGTCAGACGTGGCCGCCAGCGGGTCGATACCCTGCACCGCCGTCTTGATGGCGTTCAGCAGGCTGTCGCCGGTCGCCGTGTTGGCGGTCGCTGCCGCCGGCACGGAGAGCCGCAGCTCCAGGTAGTAGGTCAACAATGTGTCGGTGACTTCGGTGATCCGCGCCTCGGCCAGTACGGCCGGCAGGCACCGGCCGCTGATGGTCGGGGACCAGGCGTCCACGGCCGCGCCCACGGCTTCGATCAGCTCGAGCGCGTGCTGGTTGCCTTCGGTTGCGTCCATCACAGGCGCGTAAAGGTTGATGCCCCAGCTCAGCACCTGGTCAAGCGCGGCGTTGTCCGCCTCTCCCGACCCGGCAAAGTAGTGCACGGCCGAGGGCACATACTCAGGCGCCCGCCTGGCGGAACTGTGCTCCACCAGTTGGAACCCGGCCACGGCCCCGAGCATGGCCTGCACGGCGGCGGCGATGGATTGCAGGTCAGTCAAGGTAACGCCTCTGCAGGGTCATGAGTGATCCGCCCTCGCCATCGGGGTCGATGGCAAGGACGGTGTAGTCCAGACCGTTGATCGTCATGAGGTCGCCGCGCGGCCCGGCGACGATGTCCAGGGCCTCCACCTCGGCGGTCAACGCCTCGGCGGTGGGCTGCTGCACGAGCACTTCCTCCTGTCCGGTCCATCGCATACTGCCGGCGGGGGAATAGAGGACGGTGAGGCTGCCGCCGTTGATGGTGGCAGGCTCACCGAAATCTGCCAGTGCTGCCGTGAGCACCTCGGTCCGGTCGATCATGTGGTTACAGAATCTGGTCGCCGCCCTGAACAGCCAGCACGGCTATCGGGGTGCCACTGGTGTGCGTGCCGGTGACATTGATATTCACCTTTGCGTACCGCTTATTGCCCACATACTGGCAGGTGTATACGGTATCGTCTTCGGTGGCCGCGTCGATCAGGGCAAACGTGCCAGTGGCGGTGCCGGTGATAGCGGTCCGTACCGCGGTGTCCGGGGCAGCGGCAAAGCTGTTCGTGGCGTCGCCCTCCTGAACCTCCAACTCTATCTTTACCGAGTTTGACAGGGTATCACCGGAGGCTCCAACAGAAACGACGAACATGCAGCTGTTGAATCCCAGCATGTCCACATAGCCGGAGGCGGTGTCCGTGGTGACGGTATCAGGGTCCAGTAACTGGGTAACGGTCAGCAGTCCGAGCAAGTCTTTATCGTGCATGGCAAAGTCCTCTTAATTGGCCCCTGCCGGCGAACCGGCAGGGGCGAGTTATCAATGGTGGTTATCAGGCGGTGTAGCCGACGCAGAAACTCTCGGCGTGGCGAATGGCGATGTCGATGTCCTGGAAAGCGATGATCCGTGTCCCGCCCGAGGTGCCGAGCGTGGTGGTGTCCACGGTAACGTCCAGTCCGCTCCAGGTGGCGATGATCAGGTCGGCCCAGTTGCCGAACAGAATGTACTTCGCCGGCACGTTGTTGCTCATCATGTACGGGTAGCCGTTCAGGGTGGCGCCGTCCAAAATGTAGATGCCGTTGCCGCTGGTGCGTTCGGTCTGCTTCATGTGGCCGGTGATGGTGGCCGTGCTCACATAACCGAGCGTTCCCACCAGGGCGTTGTCGGTGGAAACCGCGGTCTCCATGTTGACAATATCGGCCCAGGTGGGCGCGTTGGCCGCGCCCAGGGCCTCGGTGCCCACACCGGTGGTTCCGATGATGCCGAGCGGCTGACCGTTGACGCCGGAACCGTTCAGGGCTGCCGCGTCGATGGCCAGGGCGATCTGTGCGGCGAAGTCGGACCGGATGAAGTTCTCCACGTCGATGGACGATTGCAGCATCATGCGGCGGGTCATGTCGGTGAAGCAGCCCACCGTTTTCGGGGTCAGTCTGATCTGGCCGAGGGTCTGCTGCGACTCGGTCAGGGTGCCGCCCTCGTTGATCCAGTAAGCGGTTGCCCCGCCTGTCTGTTTGGGGATGTCGGCATCGCCAACCAGACCGTTGAGCACCCTGGCGCCCATGCGCATGGCCACGCTGGTATTGCGCAGCAGGTCGATGAAGCTGCCGGTCTGCAGGGTCTCGGCCACCAGGTAGCCGCCGGCGTTGCCGACGTTGGTGGCCAGGTCGCGGCGGTGATAACGCGGGTCGATGAGCACGTCGGGCGGGATGAACGCGCCCTTGGCGGTCTTGCCGCTCTTCTGCTCGAAGGCTTGCGAGCATTCACGCTCGAACCCGGCCTGGCTCCAGTCGTTGGTGGCCAAGGCGCGGACCAGTTTCAACATGCTGAACTGGCCCACCTCGCGCTGGCTCATGCCGATGGTGGCCGGCGCGGCCTTGGCCTGCTCCTCGGCCCGTTTGGCCAGTGTGTCGAGCACCTGAGCGCGGAACTGGTCCACGCTGGTGCCGGCTTCGATGGCCCGCTCCGCGTCGGTTGGCATGGCGTGCTGCTTGCCCAGGGCGACCAGGTTGCGGATGCGCGCGGTCTCGGCCTGGCGGGCCTCGGCGGCGATGGCGACGGGGTCAACGGGCGGGGTGTCGGTTTTCTTGTCGATGTCAGGCATGGCTTTGTCCTCTTTGGTTTGTGGTGCGGGCTCGGCGCCACGTCCGACGCCTACGCTGGTATCTGCGGGCACGGAAACAAGCGACACTTCCAGCGGTTCCCACTTGGTGACGCGGTAGGTGTCCTCTTCGTCCGTACTTTTTTCCAACTGCATTTCATGCACACGGTAGCCCACGCTGATATTGGCGCGGATGCCGTCAAGCACATCGCGGAAAAACTCATCGGCGCGGGTGCTCCGGCCGAAACGGACCAGGGCGCGCCCTTTGCGGTCCTTGTCGATCCACGCCTTTTCGATCACGCCCACCTGGTCGCGCATGTCGTGGCCGGCGAGCAGGGGAGCGCGGCCCGAGGAGACGAACTCCATGTCCACCTCGGCGGCGTCATGGCCGAGGATTTCGGTTCCCCACCATCGGCGGTACGGCTCTTCACTGGAAAACGCTACTTCCACCGTCCGGGCCTCTTCGCTGGCCGTAGCCCGGTCCAGAGCAAGGGTGCGGGTGTGGGTCTCGGCGCGGATGGCGTCCAGTTGGGTGCGGTTCATTTCAGACATCGGGCTTGTCCTCGATTGGTTTCTGTGCTGGTTCTTTGGGCTCGAACACCGGCAACGGGATGCCGTAACTGGCAGCCAGTTCGCGCGCCTGTTTGTTGGCGGCAAAGACCTCTTCCAGGTCGTGCCCGCGCTTGGCTGCGATGGAGTAGAGGCTCTCCACCCCGAGGCGCACGTCGGCCTCTGCCGCCGCGCTCTCGTTGGACGGGTCCACCCACTCCCAGCCGCGCGGGCGCCAGATCGGCCGGTTCAGCCGGTCAACGTCGGCAGGGTCGTAGGGGATGGCCGCGGTCAGGACGGCCGACTGCAGCCAGCGGGTGAACACGGGCAGGCACAGGTGCTGGATAAGCCAGCTCTGCAGCACCCGCCAGTTGTCCCGGTCGGCGTTCTCGCCGGAGCGAATGCTTGAGTAGCTCACGCCCTCCAGGTCGTTGGCCAGGGCCACATAGCTGACATTCAAGCCCGAGGCGATGCCGCGCAGCTCGGCTTTCAAGAAGCTTCCGACCGTGCTGGCCGGCTTGTCCGGGTTGAAACCCTGGAAGGTCCATCCCCTTGGCAGCTTTTCCAGCAGGCCAGGTTGTACCTCGCTGATCGGGGTGCCGTCCGCGGCCTCGTCGTCGCCCTCGAAATCCTCGGGCGCGTCGATGGACGGCGAGTAGAAGCCCATTTTGCTGGCCGCGATCCGCCAGGCCACTACCTCGGCCTCTTCGGCCGCGGCGATCTGGCGCAGGCGCGGGGCGGCGCAGGTAATCCACGGCACGCTGCGCGCCTCGCCCACCCGCTCCGGTCGGCGCAGGTGGATAATCTCGCTGGCCGGCACCCGGCGGCGGTATTGGCGCGCCGAGAACGAAACGTTCTCACCCGGGTGCTGGTCGAACAAATGGTAGGCCACGGGCCGGCGCCACCGGTCATACTCCACGCCCATGATCACCTCGCCGCCGTCACGCAACTGCTCCGAATAGTCCACGTCCAGGTGGTCCGCCTCGAGCAGCTTCACGGCCATGCCGAAGCGGTTACCCTTCCAGCTCGGCGGGATGCGCAGGAGCAGCTCGCCATCGCGGGCCACGGTGCGCATGGCGACGTGCTGCACGTCCAGCCAACTGTGCTGGCCGTCAACGGCGCAGTCGCGGCACCATTCCTGCCAGGCGGCCTCGATGGCGTCATTGGCCCGCTTGTCGTCCAGGCCGCGAGCGGTCTTGACCCGCATCTGCAGGCCGATGCCGGCATGGCCGACCACGTTGGTGGTCAGCAGATGCAGGTAGCGGCGGATGTAGTCGTTGTTGCGTTCCAGGTCGCGTGCCCGGTTGCGCAGAATGGGCAGGGCGCGGGCGATCTCCAGATTGGCCGTGGTGTGCCCGGCGCGCCAGTCGTTGGTCAACCGATTGACCGCGGCGGCGGCATAGTCGCGCAGGCGGCGGACCACGGTGCGGCCGGTCGACGTCGGTGCGGGCCGGTCCCCGGTTTGCTCAATCGGCGCGCTCTGGCGCTTGGCAAAGGGCCACATCAGGAGAACCTCACGGCGATCCGGCCGCTTGTCGTCTTGCCGCTGGCCGTGCGCCGTTCCCGTGCCACCTCGGCCTTGAAGTGGTTGCGGGCGGCGAGCAGTTCGGACCAGGTGTAGCGTTTCAAGCTGCGGTTGTTGATGCTGTACTCCAGGTTGTCGGCGGTGGCCTTGCCCTGGATAACCGCCTCGATATTGGCCAGGCAGACTTCGGCCAGGGTGCGGCGGTCGTGCGCTGTCCGCGCTGCCAGATTGGCGAGCACCTCAATCTGACCCGTCCCAGCGGTCACGCGGTCCGTGCCCAGGGTCAGCAGCGCGGCCCAGGCGTAGACGCCCACATCCCAACCGGCCGTCGTGGCCGCTGGGACGGTCACGCTGTAGCTGTCACCGCTGGCGACACCGGTGAGCGTCTCTTTGCCCTCGTGGTTGATCAGGGTAATGGACAGCGACCAGCCGGCGGTGGCCGGGTAGCCGGCGAACGAGAGCAACCAACTGACGGAATCGCCGGAGCGCACCGTGGCAGGGATGCTGGTCAACGCCTCAATGGTCATCGCCACCCCCGGACAAAAGATTTCCGCTGTTCACGCGGTGCGCGTTTGGCGGATTGCCGCTTGTCCCGCTGGTTGTTCAACCCTTCGATGGCAATGGCGGCGCGCAGATAAACGGCGATGTCCCAATGGTGGTTGTCGCGTCCACGCGGGCAGAGCCAGCGGCCGGCCGGGTCGGTGTACTCGGCGCACAGCTGCTTGGCATAGGCGTCGTCAGCCTCGGCGTGCAGGGTTATGCCGCCAGGGTCGCCCGGCTCGATGAGCAGTTTGTCGGCCAGCTCATCCTTGAAATGCTGCACATTGACCTTGTAGAGGATGGGGCCGTCTGGCATGGGCACCTTTTTGCCGCTGAGAGTCGGGTAGAAATCAATTTTCATCGGCGCCCAAATCTGCTCTTGCCGCGTGTTGCCTTTGAGCGGTCGGAAGGTCCGGTTGCGGCGGCAGTGCTCATAGACGGCCGCTGTGCGACTGTGTTTTTTCAGGTTCGGGTCGGTGCCGCCGCCGCTGTCGATGTAGGCGCGGGCCACGTGGCGGGCTTTTCCTTCGGTGTCGAACCACTCCCGGCTGGCGATGTCCACCAGGTGGGCGAACCGCTCGACATATCCATGGTCAACCATGTGGGCGGCGCAGTTCGGCCCATATCCGACGGCCCAGAGCCCGTAGTAAAAGCCGCGTTTCTGCGTGTCGCAGAGCAGCAGCAGGCAAGCTGCATCGGCAGGGACCACACCGCGCGGGCGGTTGGCGTCGCGCAGCCGAAGGATGAATTCTTCCTTGCGATCAACCTGCACATGCTCATAATCGACAGCCTCATACCCGTTCGCCCATGCGATTTTTTCGGCCAGAGATCCGTTCTTGCTGCGCAGGTAGGCCGCGCCAATCTCGCGCAGGCTGATGTCTAGGCAATCCCAGGCGCGATGATGGAAACCGACACGGGCAGGGCGCGGCAGGTCGGCGCCCTTGATGGCGACCCACTGGCCTTTGCGGATGGCCTTGAGCCGGTCGGATTCGCTCAGCATGGACCCGCAGCGGTGACAAGCGACCTCGCAACCTTCAATTTCCACCTGTGCCGGCGTGGCATCTTTGGGCATGGCGAGGTGGTCCGCTTCCATGCGGATCAACTCTTTGCAGTGCGGGCACTTGGCGCGGTACTGCCAGACCTGATGGCAATCGTAGGTGCCAGCGCTGATGAATCGTCCGGCCGGGGTGCTGGCGAAAAAGCACTTGGACCGGCCGCGATAGGTACGCGTGCGCTTGCGGATCAACTCAATCGGCGAGGTTTCTTTGCCAGACAACTCCGGGTACTTGTCGACCTCATCGGCGAAAACGTGCTTGGCGCTCCATGTTGCTTGCGCGGCCGGGCTGTTTGCGTGCGCCGGAAAAATCGTGATGCCGTTGGCCAGCCGGAGCTGGTCCAAGGCCAGATCATCAGCGCGGCCGGTAAGGAATTTCTTGAGGCGCTTGGTCTTCTCCAGGGTCGGCCTGAGCTTGCCGGCGACCACCTTCTTTGCGGTGTCCTCGCTCGGCATCAAATAAAAAATATTTCCCGGGCTCTGCTCAATGGCCCAGCACAAACAGTTGATCATGCTGTTCGACTTGCCCGACTGCTCCACGCCGCAGAACCAGATTTCCCGCACCCACGGCTTGCCGAAGGTGTCCATAATCTGCACGGTGTGCGGTGCGTATTCGTGGCGCCAGAGTCCCACGTGCGCGCTGTCCGGGACATAGCGATGCTTCGCAGCCCACTCGCTGACCTTGACCCGCTTCGGGGTCTTCAGGTAGTGGCGGATTCTCTGGGGAGTGGCGAGGACGGGCAGACGTTCGGATGTCGTCGGTCCGCCAGCGAGCGCACCTGTAACCGCAGCCGGCAGGATGGCCGACAAGGGGAGTCGATGGCTGTTTACGGTTGCGACTGCGGGCACGGCGTCTCCGAAAAGGCGCCGGGGCAGGGAGGAGTCATCCCCGCCCCGGCATGGCGCAACGATCAGGGCCAGCCGGAGCGGAGAGGGGAGGAGGGGCGCTCGGCTCAGGGTGGTCCTGTGCCGAGTATATACGCGTTATTGAGCTGTTTCGTTTTTTGCTTGGTTTTGCGAGGTTTTGGTGCAAGTTTGGTGCGTTTTGGTTAGTTTTCGCGCTGTTTTTGCGCTTGACAGGGGCTAGTTTTCGGAGAAATCTACATGCCTTTTCGGCGCGTTGATGATTGCCGGGCGCGCCCATTGCCGTTGAAACTGCCCCCATTCACTCGGCTTTCTCCCCTGCTGGTCCCGGTATACCATCGCCATCGGGGTAAACCCTGCTGCCATAGCCTCGCCCATGCGCCGGCCCGCAGATTCAAAGGTGTCCCCCCTCCAACCACAAAGGACATAGCAACGGAGTTGGTGACTTGCCCGTGTGAACCCGGCATCAAGCAGCATCTCGCCGGCATTTTGCAGTGGGTAGAGGTCATCCGGCGTGTCGTAGGCGAAAAAAAGCTGTTTCGGTTTTAGTTTCCGTAATAGCTCGACATGCCACCATTCGAGCCTGGCCGCTTCCAGACCGCCGGTAAATTCCGGCCGCCGACCGTAGGCCCGCTTGCCCTCTGCAAGCATGGCGAACACGGCGCGAATGTGCGGCTCGCTGCACGCAAGGATGTTGCTGTCGAGCAGGTTCCATCCCTCGGTTATCGGCAGCTCCCTGATCCCGCCTTCTCGCCGCCAGACGGAACAGAACCAGCATCGGTTCGGGCACCCCCTCGAAGTCATCACGTAGCCGCGTTTGACGTACAGCCCTGGCGTAAAATCGCCGCCATGGTCGCCATAGGCCGGCCCGCCGATCCGCACCGGCGCGACCTGTTGCCACTGATCGGCCAGGCGCTCGGCGAAGGGCTTGTCCCATGTGAACAAAACAGGGATGTGTACTTCGTCGGCCTCGTCGAACAGGCCAGGCGTGGTGGCTATTCGCACGTCCCCATCGTCAGGCGTGGCGGCAGTCTTTCTCGGGAAAACCCTAATGATCTTCATGGCCTTTTTTTATCTCGTTCCTGGCCCATCTGCGTTGCCATTCGCGCAGCGCCTCCTTGTCGGCGCTGTATCGGCCGTCATGGCGGATGGGCACGTCCGGGTATTCCCGCACCCATATGCGCACCGTGCGGGCGTCCACCCGCGTGAACCGGCAAATTTCTTTCAGCCCCATCAGCACAGAATCGTTGTAGTCCGTCAATTTTCATCCTCCGTGGTGTTCTCATGCGGATCAGGGCCAAAAGATGCGGCCTCTATGGTCGCCCCAGCCAATTCGTTGTACGATTCGTTGATCATTTCGCTGAGCCGGTCCACCAGTTGACCCGCGTTCTCCGGATCTCCACCGGCAAGCGAGCACAAGTCAGGCGCGGCCCGCTGGCTTTGAAAATCGAGCATCTCCCGAAGCGTGGTCAGCAGGCCGGCGAGCAGTCGCCAATGGTCCTCTCGCTGAATCCACCTGGCATCGTCGGCGCGGGCGGCGCGCTCCAACTTGGCCACCTCGTGCCGGAGCTTCTCCACCTCGAGTCGCTGTTTTTCCTCGGCCAGGTCGCCGACCATGCCGGGCCGTGCCTGCCCGGTCGCGAGCCCGCGCAGGTGGCGGATATAGGCGAGGCGGCAGGCGTCAATGCTGTACCCGCCCGGCCCCTTGCTGCCGGGCAGGATGCCCTCTTTGGTGAGCCCACTTACCCGCCGCGTGGACAGGTCAAGGTGTGCCGCAACTTCTATTTGTGACGACATTTTTCACCGGAAACGGAATGCCTTTAAGGAAAATCTTAAATGGACGGAAGACCCGCGCGCCAAAGTGCC